TTTAAAATGATTTAATCCTTTTTTGATTGTAGGAAATTTTCTGTTACTATCTCTCAATCTGTTCACTACGCCCACATTAACTTTGGTTTGATTTACGTATAGCGTTTGATTGACTAAACTTTCTTTAAATACAAAAATTTCTCCAGTGGTTACATTCTCGATTGTTAAATTTCCATTAGTTGTCACATTATTTAATGTGTATTTTATATACATATCACGAGGGTCTAAATCAACATTACCTCCATTCCATATATCGAATTCATATATTTTAAATGAATAATCTAAGTAGTCAAGATGTATGTTATCTCCCAAACCAAATAGTTCATTATTAGCGTTGTACTTATATTGTTGAATATGGTGAGTAGTAAAACGAGATTGCCAAAAAGGTAAACCTATTATTTGTCCTTTAATTTCTAAAGTGAATATGTTTGAGCCGTTAATTCTATCAGGTAAATATGATTCGTCTACTGTTAATTTAAGAACTCTCGTTGGTAGTCTATCGTCACTAACATAAAAGTAAGGTTGACTATCTAACATTGCATATAATTCACTTTTTAATAATTTTTGGTCATGTTCACCATGATAATGTCTAAGCCAAAAGTTTAAAGTTACTTCTCTTTCTTTATAATCAAAACCATAATTCACATTTCCTGGAATACCATTGACAGTTTCGATGTATCGTTCTTTTTCAATTGCAGATACTAAAAAATCCAGTGGCGTAACGCCAACTGGATAATCTATTTTATTCATATTAGGGTCGAAAATAGTAAATGGCATGTTTATCGACCTCCCATTAATCTTGTAGCATTATTTAATGCTTGATGTTTATTATTGTTTTTATTTAAACTTTTACCATCTAAATTGACTTCCATTTTTTTATTCTCGATGCCTCTATTACTTCTAGCAATTTCCATTAATAAATTAATTTGTTGCTGTTGTTGCTCAATCATTTGTAGTAATAATTCATCATTATCATTTGAATAAAGGTTATTAGGTGTCTTTAAGTTATTAGGCCGTTTATTTCCTCTAGTACTACTTTTCTTATCTATATCTTGTGCTGCAAGTGCTAGCATTTTCATAGCGTCACTACGTCTAGATGGATCGGTTGGAATTATCCATTCAGGATAACCACCTTCTGCAATGTTGTACCAACCAGCAGATTTGATTAAGCCGCCAGTGGCGTATTTTTTACGTCTACCAGTTGGACCCCAACCAGTTAAGCCACTAGCCATACGACGTTTCCAGTAAGATAAGTTAGCACGCCAATCTGTGTTATTGAAGAAAGCAAGTAATTGGTCATAACCGTTTTTAATATTTTTATGTCCTCTAATTGCGTAGCTGTTAAATGAGCCTGGTGTATATTGTAATAAACCTTGCGCTTCGTTCCCTCCGCTGTTTACATCATGAATTTGTTGAGTAACTCCAGCATTACCGCTACTTTCTGTTTGGATAAGTCGAGCAACATCATTCACATCAGCATTTGAAACTCTTACTCCTATTGCTTTAGCTGCACGTCTAATATCTGGTTTCCAAGCACTTGCAGCTTTGTTTACGCCACCACCACTTTTAGCTGCTTGTTTAGCCCATGTTAATGGGTTTACACTATCTGGATGGTTGTTTAAATATCCTTTTCCTTTGTTAACTTGCCAATGTAAATGGGAGCCGAACGAGTTACCTGTATTACCTACTAATCCGATGATTTGACCTTGATGAACTCTGTCGCCAATTTTTACTTTACGTTTAGATTGATGCATGAAAATATGTGTATATTTTTGTCCGTCCCAAATTTGAGTTTCATTACCGCCAGATGGCTGGTTAGGTGAGAACCATGATTGAATTACTTTACCGTCTATCGGCGAAGGAATAGGTGTACCTGTCGGCGCACCATAGTCAATACCTGCATGTCCTGAAGGTGTCCATCCTCTTGTCATATGGAATGGTGATTTGGTGTATGGATTATACCCTCCACCACCACTAAATTCATCTTCTAACCAACCATCAATCAAGTTTTTAGCAGCTTCTTTTAATTTTCCAAACATAGCTTTCATTAAGTTGTATGGTATTTCTGCGCTTTTAGCAATTCCGAATGCGTCCATATTTACTCCAAACGCTTCAAGCACTTTATTAAGTAATTTGCCAGGTTTACCAACCCAATCAGCTATGTCTCCAACTTTATCCGATAGCCATTTAGTGCCTTTCCCTACTGCACCTTTAATTTGAGAAAGCTTTTCGCCTCCCCATTCTTTAGCTTGTTTGGTTTTATCGCCAATACTATCCATAGCATTGTGTTTTAGTTTTTTTGCACTATTAAAAAACTTTCCTGCAGTTTCTCCTACTGCTTGGAATAATTTTTTCTTAGTACCACTAGCAAAACGAGGTATAGTTCCAGTATTAAACATAGGTGTCATACCGTTACTTAACATAGCATGTGTTTGCGCACCATTTAAAATACGAGTACCTTTAGATAACGGCATAGTCGTATCTTTAGCTGGAGTTATAAATGGTTTACCTTTAGGCGGTATGATTGTTTCGTGTCTAAAGCCTCCAGGACCGTTGCCCTTACCTTTATCTCCAACAGTAGCTAAAGTATTTTGGTTTAACTTACCATTAGTCACTAAATTTTGTGTATGTGTACTTTCTGTACCTGTATGGAATTTGAAAGTAGGTATTTTTTTCATTCCAATTTTATCAGCTACCCAGTTCACTCCACCTATCAATTTATTCAAACCACTTTTTACTGCATTTACCATTCCAGTAATGTGGCCTTTGATACGCCCAATAATATTTTTAAGTCCACTATTCATATTATTGAATGTTCTTCGAACACTATTCCATAAACCTTTAGCCATATTTACCGTTGTATTCTTAATACTACGCCAAGTGTTAGACATGAAGCTTTTGACGCGATTAAAGATATTACGAGTACCTCTATAAAGGTTGTTAAACGTGTTACGAACACCTGTCCATAATGATTTAGCATAGCGAACAGTTGTGTTTTTAATGTTTCGCCATATATTACTCATAAAGTTCTTAACTTTATTAAAAATACTACGCGTTCCTCTTGATAGGCTATTCCACGTCGATTTTACGCCTGACCAAAGACTTTTAGCGAATTTAACAGTTGTGTTCTTAATACTACGCCATACATTAGACATGAATTTTTTTAGTTTATTAAAGATACTACGTGTTACTTTAGACAAACTATTAAATACATTTTTAACACCACTACTTAAACCTTTAGCGAGTTTTACTGTTGTGTTTTTGATAGCTGTCCAAGTTCTTGTGATAAACGCTTTTAAATTAGCTAGTATTTTTCGGACACCGTTATACATGCCTTTAATAGCATTAATAACACCGTTTTTAATAGCATTCCAAGTTCTGATAGATATTGCTTTTATACTTTGCCATAGACGAGTAATGAAGTTTTTCAATGTGTTAAGGATATTTCTAGCTGTGCTGATCAATGTTCGAATAATGGCTAGCACTCCGATTTTTAAGGCAGTCCATAATTTAATAGCAGTATTTTTAATAGAATTCCATAATGCAGATAAGAAAGCTTTTAAAACTGCAAAATTATTACGAGTTAAAGCTATCCAACCACGAACAATTGCTAATACAGCGTTTTTAGTTCCATTCCAAATTGCGATAGATAAAGTTTTAATACCATTCCATATTGCTACTATCGCGTTTTTCAATCCTATTATTAAACCTTTGACTAATAAAACTAAGCCTCGGACAATACCTACTACAACGTTTTTAATAATCGTCCAAATAGTACGGAATGAATTTAACATTAATTGGCCTATAGTTTTAATAATAATAAGCATGTTGCCAAGGGTAGCTCTTAAAATACCACCAATAGCTAATAAAGCTCCACTGAATACTTGTTTAATACCTTGCCACATTAATGAGAAGTCGCCAGTGAATAAACCTTTAAAGATATTAATAATCCCACGTATTACATTTAATCCGCCTTGTACAATCATACGAATACCTGTGAAGGTATTAATAACAATTTGTTTTAATCCACCAAATATAATTGAAAAGAAATTCTTGATACCTGTTAAAATTGGTTTAATGATATTATTGTATAGCACTGTCAACGTAGCAGTTACACCTACTTTTATAACTTTAAATGCATTAACAATACTTGCGCCATTTTCTTTCCAAAATGCTTTAAAAAATGCACCTACGGCTACCGATATCGTTTTTATGAAGTTAACAAAATCATTATAAGCGCCACGTATCATTAACAAGGTAGATGTAAATTGTCTAGCTGCTTCATCAGGCAAAATCTTTTTAAAAATATTTAACCCTTTACCAGTGTCATTACTAAACACTGCTTTTATACCTGCTCCAAATTGTTTAATTACATTCCATAAACCGATAAACGCATTTTTAACCGGATTAATCACCGCATTTACAATATTTCTGAATGTCTCTGACTTTTTATAAGCAACTACAAAGGCTGTTCCTATTCCTGCAATAGCTGCAACTGCGATACCAACTGGACCTGTTAATGCAGTCATTAGTCCGCCAATTAAAGGTATCTTAGTAAGTAGTTGTGCAATATTAGGTAAAACGCCTTTAATACCACCATTAAATAGGCTAAAGAATTTAGCACCGCCTTTAGTAGCATTAAGTAACGTCATAGCTTCCGAGATACCTACGATACTATGTGCTAATACACCAGTTGCAACAATAAGTGGAGGTATAGCAACACCTAATAAAGTAAATGCTGCGATTGCTATCTTAGTAGCATTACTTGTACCTTGTAAGTGTTCGAATAGTCCAGTCAACTTATCTGCTAAGAATGAAACGATAGGTGCAACTGCATCTCCAATTGTTCTAGCAAAGTTGATGAAAGTGTTTTTTAACATTTTTAACTTACTACCCATTGTTTCGTAACGGACATTAGCTTCATTAGTTAAAGCGCTATTTTCTTTCCAACCTTCTGAGCCTGTTTTAAGTGCTTTATCTAGAACTTGATGATTGTTAGCCATACGTCTAATAGTATCGGCTTCTCTTATTCCTTTGATACCTACATCATCTAAGGCTTTTAATACTCCTTTTGCTCCGCCCTCAGTTTCACCTAAACCTTTAACAAACATTGATAGAGCTTTACTTGGGTTATTTTCCCAAATTTGTGCAAATTCTTTACCACTAACGCCTGCAGTTTTAGCAAAGCTATCTAAAGTGTCGCCACCTTCAGCAACAGCTTTTGTCATCTTATTCCAAATTTGTGTCATGGCAGTACCGCCGGCTTCTGCCTCGATTCCTACTGATGACATCGCTGCACTAACTGACATAATTTCATCAGAACTAAAACCTGCTTGTGCGCCTGCACCAGCTAAACGTTGTGCCATTTCAACAATTTCTTTTTCAGTTGTGGCTGTACTGTTACCTAAAGCGACAACTGTTGAACCTAATCTATCTACATCTTTGATTGGCATATTTGCAGCATTAGCAAATCTTGCAAACTCTGTTGCAGCTTCGTCTGCAGTAAGGTTAGTAGCTACACCTAAGTTCATCATTGTTCTAGTGAATGAAGTGATATCTTGTTTCTTGATACCTAGTTGTCCCGCAGCTTCTGCTACACCTGCTATTTCTGTTGCAGCGAATGGCATTGTATTACTCATTTTAGTAATCTCATTGCCCATTTTATTTAATTCGCTACCACTCATGTTAGTTGTTTTAGCCACACCTGCTAAAGCTTGTTCCCAATCGATAGAAGATTTAATAGCTATTCCCATACCCGCAACTGCTGGCATAGTCATATAAAGCATTGAAGTAGATCCAACACTTCTCATAGTAGAGCCTACATTTCTAATTGAATCTTTATACTTATTAACACTTTGAATACTTCTACCAAAACCACTAGATGCTAAACGTTGCGCGTTTCGTTGTTCTGTTTCTAATTGTTTATAGCTTTGCGTTGTTTGGTCTAGCTCACTCTCAAGTTCATTCATCTTAATTTTTTGTTGAGTGATTGCGCTAGATAGTTCTCTTGCTTCTTGACTATCGTGCCCTTGTGCATTAGCCACATGGTTGTATTGTGCGATTAATTCTCTTAACACTACACGTTGCTCTGACATGTTAGTTTTAAGCGTATTTAAATGATTACCATAGGCTTTTACACTCTCACCTGCACGAGCAAGATTACTTCTTGATAGAGATAGAGTATCGTTAAATTGTGACATCTTAGCTCTGATTTGAGTCATAGAAGAGATGCCTTGTTTTTGTTCCATTTCTAAACGATTATGTGCTTGTGTTGTTTGATTTAATTGAGTATTTAACTCTTTTAATTTCAAACGTTCTTCAGATAACTTTACGTTAAGCTGTTGTGCTTCTTGGCTTGTAGCACCGTATTGTTTTTTAGCAAAGTCATACTGTCTTGATAAATTTTGAACAATAAGTTGCTGTTGTTTCATTCCGTTGTTTAATTCAGAAATACGCGCTTTATATGCTTGTGCAGTTTGCCCACTCATCTTAAATTTATTAGCACTAATTGTTAAAGATTGTGCTACTTGTGACATTTTTTGTCGAATTTCAGACATTGAAGCAGTTAATGTTTTTTGTTCAAATGCAAATCGTTTAGCTTCCATAGTCGTTTTCTTATATTGATTGTCTAGTTGTCCTAAAGTTGCTTTTTCTTGTAAGATTTTCTCTTTTAACTCTAATGCTTCTTTACTCATAACGCCTTGTTCTCTAACAACCTTTTGATAACGAGCTTCTAATACTCTAATTGTATTTTGATGTTTTTGAATAACTGTGTTTAATTGATTTAAATAATTCTTATAACTACTTGTAGATTTTTCTGTACTTTGAAATGCCATATTTGCAATATTAAGTTGACGTTTCATTGTACCTAGAACATCATTAATCTTTTTCATTGAGAAAATTGTTTGTTTAGTCGTTGTACCGAATTGTTTCATCTCTTGTTCAGTTGAATTCAATTGTCGTTGATACATTTGTAATGCTCTATGTTGCTTACTGTATTCTTGACGTAACTTTTCGGCTTCAACACTAGAGCGTTGTTCTTCTAAAGTCATTTTCTTTAACTGATTAGAAATATCTTTCATAGAATTTTCAGTTACATCAATCGCTTTAGTTAATTCTTTCGTTCTTGTTGCATAAGACTGCATGTTTTTCTCTGAGTGCTTGAAATTAGCATTAGATCTACGCATTTCTGAATCTAACGTTTTGAATTGCGCTCGTATTTGTTTCATTGTACGTTCAATACCAACATCACGCATATTCATTAAGATTGATAAACCTTTAAATCTTGATTCAGCCACTTACTGTCCCTCCTTCCTTATTTAGGTATAAAAAAAATAGCCTTAGTACTAATGACTAAGGCTATAATGCAGAGAATAGCGCATCGGCTTTTTCATCAGTATCAACAGTATTTAGATGACGTTCATCTAAAATTTGAAGTATATAATAAAATGGCATTTCAAGAACTTGGTTTGCTGGTGTACCATTTTCCACCATATCTTTTACGACTTTATCCAAATTCTTCAACATGCCATTGTAAGTTAAATCTTCTTTTTTTAATTTGTTTAGCTGATGCTCTGAATAAACTTTTTTGTTTCCTCGTCTTGTTGGCCATTAGCAATGAATTGTACTTGTTTTTGTAATGTTTCAAGTGCGTCAGGCGCATGTAAACGATTTCTAATATCTTTAGCAGTGAATTGTTTACCATAAATTTTAACTACTACATCGATTAATTTATCTAATTGTTCTTTGAATGATAATTCAACTTCTCCATTTTCTGCTTTCTCTAATTCAGCCATGATATCCACTGATTCATATAAAACATCTAATGGAATAAAATGTGGTGTTAAGTATGTTTCTAATTTAATTTCTTCTGCTTCTGGGTTTTCTACTAAACGAATATAGTTACGTTTTAATTTGTTTGACATGTCTTAATATCTCCTTTTATTTCGAAATAAAAGGACGGCATTACACCGTCCTAAAGATAATTTATTTTTCTTCTACTCTTTCAAAGAAAGGTAACTTATAACCTTTTTTCTTTAAACGTTTTTCAAAGTCGTTGACTACTTTTACTTTTTCTTCTACAACCTCATCTTTACGATATTCTTTACCAGTTTTAAGGTCTTTAGCATCTTTTAAAACTTTATATTGAACCATGGATTAACACTCCTTATGCTTCAGCAGCAGATTCTCCTGTTGTACTATCATCAGTGTCTACTTCTGTTTTACTGTCATAAGCACCATTTAATAATTCTTGGAAGAATGAATCAACATCAGCACCTTCACGAGAACTATCGAATAAAATTTTACGTTTACCGTCAGCGATACGGTGCATTGCAGTACCTTCTGATTCTTCTGAACTGAATTCCCAATCTTCTTCGGCAGTTTTACCTTCTAAGTTTGGATCAGCAAACATAACTTTAGTTAAACCAACTTGTTGATAAGAACCGTCACGTCGTTCACGTTTAAACCATACTGCTACATAGTTGTTTTGTTTACCACGTTCTTCAGAATATACTCCTGCTTCGTTATAAATTTCATTGAAGATTAACTCACGAATTTCTTGTGGGAAAGCATGCATTGTCATCGAAATTTTACCTTCACCATCAGTAGTACCTGATTCAATGATTGAACCGTCAGCGTAAGCATTAACAATTTCTCCACCAGTTTCTACTGAAATTTCTTGTAAACCACGAGTTTGAGTAACATTTGAATATTTGATAGTACCGTCTAATTCATCTGTTTCTAATAAAGCGAAACCTAAATCTTTAATATTGATAAATGATTTTGGTGTTTTAGCATATTTAACCATTTAATTTTCCTCCTCATAAAAAATTGCTTCATATCGTCTTGTTGAACGATACAAAGCAAATTCTTTGTTATATTCATTTCCTAAATTACTTACTTGCCCTGCTTTCAATTCTTTCCAGAGCAAATCACTAATACGTTGTGATATTTCGTTTCTTCTTAATCGTGCATTGTAATCTGCGTTAGCTTTCACAAATACATCTATTTGAACAATATAACTATACGCTGCACGTTCTCCGTCATAATGTACTTCGGGAATAGGATCATCGAAATCATCCAATACGACATAAGGCTTTGTGATGTCTTTAACGTCAGGATAGTCATTGAACTTTACATTTTTGATATCTAGTATTTTCATTAGTTTTTCGTCATCTTTTAGGACGCTGTATATTTTATTTAGTATATCAATCATAGTAACTTCTCCACTTCTTCCTGTACCGTTTTATAAAACTCTTTCTCAGCTGTACGCAATGCTTTATCTATCGCCCCAAAACCTTTAGGACGAATAAACTTACCATTTCTAGCGTGAAAGCCTTTCTCGTTTAAATGAACAATAGAATATCTATGATGTGGTCCTTCCCAATATACACGTACTGAACGAACGCCTTTGTCCCAATAAGGCGCTGATAACTTAGCTTCTTCATACTCTGCGCCAGTATCTCTAAAGTAACGAATATTACTTTTGATAGCGTCTAAAACAATATTTCCTGCCTTAATCAACGCCTTATCTATAATTTTGTTCATTCTTTGACGACTAAATTTATTCTCCAAATCTTTTTGAAGTTGTTTTAATCCATCTGCACGAATACCACTAAAATTATTACTCGCCATTAGATACCACTCCTGCAGTTAACATTAAAAATTGTTCGTTCTCTACATCAGGTTGTACTAATTTAATATTCAAATCTTGATGAATATATGGCGAATCTATTGCAACGTAATGCTTCTCGTTTGGTATATATTGCCCGTGTGTTTCACGTATAAATATCTTCACATCATGTTCTGTACCATTTGCAATTGCTTGTTGTAATTCAGTCATTTTCCACTGTGGAACGTATGCCCAACAATGATATAAAACTCTTTTACGTTTTACACCTGCTTCTGGTCCTTCGTTATCTTGATACTCATAAAAATGAACACGCGTATTTAACTTTTTTGTTGTAATAAATGGTTTTTTAAATTTACTTTTCATTTACATCACGCTCTCTTAATGTCAAAAATCCAAAGTGTAACAAATCATCTTGATAATTGTCGTTAAAGAACTCTAATAAATCTTCATAATCATATCGAGCGCGTGCAAAAACTAAGTTTTTACCATTCAAATTACTATTAATATCAAATGCACCAAAACGTGTTTCTAAGTTCTCGTAAGACATATTTAAAACACGTAATAAGTGTTCATCTTCCGTATCATGAGAAATCTTAGTGTATTCTTTAAATTCATCTAAAATTTCATCCGATATCTTAACGCTTGGCATTAGTATCAACTACTTTCTTAGGCTTGTGCTGCACCGTCTGTAGTACCACCTGCAGGAGTTGAAGTACGAACTGCAGTAGATAATTCTAAGTCATACACGCGTGATGCATTGTTATCAGCTGGTTGACCATAAGCAAATGTTTTAGCAGTGTATAAAATACAATCTTCTAAAGCTAAAGTTTGGTCGAATTTTTTTACTGTTAATCCGCCACCACGTACTGCATCATAACGATCAGTTACAAAAGCAACTAATTTATTTGTTGGAACAAATTCAGATGATACGATTTGTACGTTATAAGGTAATACAGTTACAAAACCACCATTAGCAGTTAAGTAAGTGTAACGTGCTTGTACATCCCATGAGTCTTGTGGGTTAACTACTAATACAACTTTACCGTCAATGTTTACTTCTTTACCGTTTTCTTTAACAGATAAGCCTTTTAATACGTCTTTTAATTCATTTACAGTTGTGTCTGCATCTGCAAAAGTTAAAGTTCCAGATGTTGTTTTATCAACGACACCGCCATTTTCTTGGATATCTTTCATCAATCCAACTGGTTGGTCTTTAGATGCACCTTCACCAGTTAAGAAAGCAGCTTCTAAAGCAACTGAAATAGCTTCTTCAATTTGAGTACGAACAAAACGCTCTACCCAGTTAGGACCAAACATTTTTAAATCATCTGGAATAACTACGAAACAAGTTAATTTAGATTGTTTGAATTCTTCTTCATCAAATGCAGCATCTAATTGACCTTTGATTTCACCAAAGATTTTACCCCAAACAGCTTGACCTGTTGGTTCTGCTTTAATGATACGTGTTACTAAACCTGCGTTTTGAATGTTGATTTTTGAAAGTAATGGATGTTCTGATTGTAAATCATCAAACACACGTTCAATAACTGTTTCAGGTAATAATTTTTCTTCTTTATATCCTACTTCTGTATTGATTTCATTAAAGAATTTACGTTCTTCTGAAGTTAAAGGATCTTGTGAACGTTTAGCTAAAATACCGTTGTCTACTACACGATTATTTACTTCCGCTGAAATTTCTTCTTGTAAATCGTTTGATAATGCATCAAACATTTCTCCGAATGCTTTTGATTGTTCTTCATCACTTGCACCATTGCGAACTAATTCTGCAAAGTGTGCTTTGTGATCTTGATAGTTTTTTAATTTTTCTCCTACTTTGATAGGCATTAATATTCCTCCTTAAATTTATGCATAAAAAATAGCCATTAACATCAATTGCTAATAGCTACTTAAAATGCAAATCTTGAAAATTTATTTTCTTTTGGTGGTGGATTAGTACCTCCGCCTTGGCCTTCGCCTTCATTACCTTCGTCATCGCCTTTTTCTAATTTATCTAGGCGTGACTTAATGTTTTTAACTTCGTTTTCCAAATCTGCAATACGTTTTTCATTTGAATCATCACTTGAAGGTTCATCTGGTGTTCCTTCTTCTGCTTCATCAATCATAGAATTAATGATTTGCAACTGTTCCTTCAATTTTGCTACATATTTTGAATTCCCCACGTTCTTTACACCTTCTTTCTGCTTATCAACAGATTTACGAGATGATTTCTCATCTGCAAAACCTTTATTGATTGCCTCATCTGCAGTTAACCATGTTTCATTAGTGATTAGATTAACAATCTCATCACGATCTAAACCTGTTCTATCGTGATATATATCAACAATAGATGTATCAATTGCAGTTAAAGCATTCAATGTTTTCTGAATGTCTGATTTGTTACCAAAAGCCATTGTAGAAGCTTCATGTACCATCATATTTGCGCCTGTTCGGATAATAATCTTATCTCCTGCCATTGCAACTAATGATGCAGCACTTGCAGCTAATGCAGTGACTTCAATTGTAATGTGATTTGATAAGGACTTTAAGTAATTATAAATTTCTATCCCTTCAAACACATCACCACCGCCAGAATTTAAACGAATAACAATATCTTCTTTAACATTATCAAGCGAATCTTTCACAACTTTAGCGCTGATAGTGTCGTCAAGAAAAGATAAGTTAGCAATAGTACCTGACAACGTTAAAATGTGCTTGTTATTCTTAGTTTCGTTTCTAAAAACTGGCGTGACATTTCTCACAATTGGATTACTCATTATTAGTCTCACCTCCTCCAACTGGTGAAACTGATTCGTAGTTTTTAGTTAATACGTATTCATCTAGGTGTTCATCATCTCCTGGTTCATCACCAAGCATGACACGAATTTGATTACCAGTATAAGTACCAGAAGAACGCAGTTTATCAATCGCTTCCGCCAATTCGATTGGTTTTTTCTTATCTATACCAACAATTTCAATGCGTTTATTTTCTTTTAAATACTCATCTTTAAAAAATAATTTAGCATTTAATTCACGCTCTAATTTCTTAGTTAAAGGTTTAAAACAAAATTGATTAGTTGCTTCAATCGCTTTTTCTAAATCTGCATTTTCTCCCAGAATTAGAGAAGGTGATACACCGACAATGCGTGCAATATAGATGAGAATATCTTCTATTGCTTGTCGTAACTCTTTGAAATCTGATCCATTCGCACTAGAGTTATTCGTTGAATGTTCTTCGTATTCCAAACCTTTCGTCAAAGGTACAACTGCAACTTGATTTTTCTCAAAGGTATTAAAAATCATATCTATATAATCTTGGATACCTTTCGTACTTAATTGTGTTGAACCTATATTCAAAACGCCTCGTATTTGATTTTTCTTGAGTTGCATATTTAACATGCGACCAAATACTTCGCCATAATCTTCAAACAATCCTAATGAGAATTTATCTAGCTTTTCATTGGCGTATTCTAAATAAATTACATCATCCATTGAAAAGTAGCGATTATATTTATAGTCGTTAACCATAACTGAATTAAAGCGATGTGGTAATAGTCCTAAGTCTGTTTCATGTTCGAAATCATCTGCCACATATAAATAATCATCATCCGATTTAATGATTAAAGCTTCGTTATCGACAAGAAGTTTATAAATAAATTTCTGCCAAAACTGTGTAGCATTTTGATTAGGGTTTGGTCGAACATTCAATAAGTAATACATATCATCTTTAGTGACATGATCACTTTCTTTCACTCTAAATTCAGATTGAGCGATTGTCCTTGCTACATACTCAACTACCACATTTAAAGCCATTCTTTTGATATAGGCTTTTGAACTTGTTTCTTGTAAAAGTTCTAAGTCATACATCCATGAAATCTCTTTATTTTTTTGAAATATCTTATCAAATAGCCCCATAACTTACTCCCTCCTTCCTTTAAAATCTCAAGCCCCTTAACAGATTAATTTCTTCTTCTAAATTAGAATCTTTCAAATCATCTGCTCTATACAACGCATGTATAAGAGCTTGGAAACCATCAGTTTTACGTCTTATTGGTTCTTTCTTTTCATACTCTTTATTACCGTCCTTGCGTATCTTAACAGCTACATTTTGCGTATACCAACGCATTAGAGGGTTATCACCAAAGATAAGATGATGTTGCGCGAACATATCTTCAACTCTTGGTGCAAGTAATGATTGAATTGCACGAGTGTTTTTTATTACTTCATATTCGATACCTGCATCTTCAAATAAAGGTCTAAGTAAATCCATACGGAAGTTGTCGGCTACGACTTTTTGTAGTCCATAATTCTTTTGCGCTTCAATAAACCAATCAATAATATGTTTAGGGTTTATTGTTGGCTCATCCACAATTGTGAGTAAACCTTTTTTCTCCCATTCATGAATAGGTGGCTTTAATTTGTATTTATCAAGAAATTCTTTTCTAGCGAATGAGTGAGTTTTCCAAATATAATCATCACCAGATCTAAACAATAAGCCGACTGCTGCAAAGTCTTTTAAACTCGCATAATCAAGCCCACCAATACATTCATTGTTTTCAAGTGGGGGTATAGGTCGATTTGTAGCCATTATGTCATCCCACGGTGCTACAACACTTTGAGTATCAGTTTCAGGCATATTCATTCGTTTAGTCATAAATTCCGGTCGATTAGATGGATTAAACTGAAGTCCTAGATATTGTTGATGGACTTCTTTAAATAATTGAGCGCCATATTCACTTTTAGGGTTTTCAAACATTGGGTTTGCTTTTTCCCAAAGTTCCGGTTTATCTATTTCTTCTTTATCATCAATTTTGCAAATGAAAGGGAACAATCTATCTTCTGGATTAATACCTTTTAAGACATTGTCTGCTCTTTCTTTTAATCTATCTAAAAACCCTTCTCTTACATATCCGTCTGTACCTATGTAGAAAGTACGAGGGTGTGCAACTTTACCTAGTCCACTTCGTTTGATATTAATAATCGTATCTTTTTCGTAAGCATGGACTTCGTCAAAGAAAACACAACCTTCACGAGCGCCATCTTTCGTTTTCTCATTAGATGTATCAAACAAGAACTGTGATTTGGTACTTGTACCTTCCACATAAACCTTACTTAAATAAAAAGGGTTGTTAGGTCGTTCGCCTGTAATATATAAGTTGTTACTTTCTATCATTTCATAGATTTCCCTAAAACTTACTAGCGCCTGTTTCTCACTATTAGCTACTACTGACATATTATATTTAGGAATACCATGTAATGGTGTCATAAAGAATGCTGCTAACGTACTAATATAACCGTTCTTGCCACCGCCACGAGCCATTGATATGAAGAACTCCGAAAAATAAGGCGTTTTAGTATCTTTTTCATATAAGAAAACAAAACATGAAATGAACTTTTGGAAGTCTTGTAGTTTGAAAAACCATTTCTCACTAAACTTGATGTAATCTTCTATTTTTTGATCATCAAAATAAAGGTCATCACGTTGCAAGATATTATCTTCTAAAAAAGATACAAGTCTAATGCGCTCTTTGTTAAAGATAACGTTGCCTGATTTATATTTTTCTATATAGTCTGTAACATGCTTCGGTATCTTCATGTTAAATCAGGTCCTTTCGCTTGTTCTTGTCTGCGTCTTTCTTCGGCTTTTCTTTCTAAATGAAACGATTTCTCTAAAGCTAACAACGAACCATTCACTTTGTTCTTCTCTGCTATTGCAGGATTAGGTTTGATGTACTCTTGTGAAGCGTTTTTCACTACTGTAATCGGCCCAGATTGTTCGATATAAACATCTAATGCGTAAAATAATTTAAGTAAATTGGTATAGCGCTCAACTTTTTCAACTTCTATATCATTATCTGTATCTATCTGCTTCATTAGGTAATCTTCTGAAGCATTAATTCGTTCAATTTGACTGGGTGTTAATTTATCTTTGAGGTATTTATCCTTTTTCAATCCCCTCCCCCCTTTGCTTATTTTTTATTTTTTCGAAATGTCAAGCCCCCTTACGTATCTTTTTGATGAATAAATCTGCAGAGTTGACCCAAGCGCCGGTTTCCGCAAAGCCTTTTGTGGCGCGATTTATTTAGGTGGGGGGTATTTGACACTTTTTACACTTTTGTTATTTTTAATTAAATAATATTTTTATACATTTTTATTTTTACCATTGTTCGTCATTGAATTTGTTTTTCCGATTATTTGGATTATGTTCAAATCTTCCATGACGTTTATTGTGATGAAATTTACATAGTGTTCTTAGATTAGAAAATTCATATGCTAAATCTGGTCGTATTTCTAACTCTTTGATATGGTCAACTTCTAGTGATTGTTTCTGATTAATTGTCAATCTACCTTCTGCATTACACATCACACACTCAAAATGATCTCTTGCTAATACTTTTAGTCTTGTCTTACGCCACTTAGCATTAGAGTAGAAACCTCTATTCTTTGTACGTTGTTCTATATAGTCTGCATATGCTTTACTCATCCTTATTACTCCAAACAAAAAGACACACCACCTATGTGATGTGCCTCATGTGTTATTTATCTGATACTATCATAATAAGGTATTGACTACCCGCACTTCTACAATGTCGGAAGTGCGATTTAATCAAAGCTAATCCAACCAATACGCTTAGCTGTTTCTCTCATTAATTGATTACGCATACGAAGTGTTGCGTCTCTACTAATTACTTTATTATCTTCTCTAGCTTTAGTTAATTCATGTGCAATGTCTGGCCATTCATACACTGTTAAATCCTTTTCCCAATATCTATAATTAACTATCAACTGTTGCTCTTTAGTTGCAGTGTTATATACATCTTCTATCGCTTGAATAATGGATTGTAGGTTTAGATACTTCAGGTCGCTATGCAACTTAGTTACTTCATTCTCTACTGGACTTGTAGGCAGATTACTTTTACCGCCACCATGATTAGTATCTGTTGGTTGATATAGCAACTCATATCTTCTGAATACTAATTGCCCTTTCATATCTTCGTACTTCTCCCAGTATTCTTCTAGCTTTGGTATGTCTGTCTTACCTAAATTCATGCGCTACCTCCATTGTTTATTGTTGGTCGTAAGGTGTGCGTTCCACTTTAATAATTTCTAATGCTTGCTCTTCTGAAAAACCTTGTCGTTTTAAACTTGTTAATCTCTCGCGTTGATATTCGGATTTTAATCTAGCCACTTCAAGTATTAAAGGGAAAGTTGATTTCAATTCATATATTTGGTTTTGAATATTAATATCTTCTTTTTTACTACCGTCCATATTAAATATATTATCCATTACACTACCTCCATTACTTATACTTATCTTCCATACATTCTTTAATGTTGTGCAACAATAATTCATTAGCATATTTATGCGCCTCTATCTCCTTACGTTGCTCATGTTGTACACCTAGAGAGACGAGACAAACAATAGCTAATAGTATTGATATGATTATCCACATATTAATTTATCTCCTTGTTTAAATGGATATGATCATGCTTATTAAAATCTTTAGGTGCTTCTATATCATCTTCGCTCTGCAACATAACGATTAATTCGTTAGTTATATATTTACTAATTTCATATACAGTGATAATGAACCATATTTTTAGTATGCGTTTAATCATTAAACAATCGCTCCTTAAGTTTTTTGTAACCTTTAATGACGGACATCAAAGCCTCTTTCTGACGTTGCGCTTTATATACTTTCAACGCTTGCTCCTTACTCTCTGCCTCTACAATAGAGAGAGTTTCGTTTGTGCGTGCTTTCTCTATATCCGTGTGAATGTGACCTGTGCTGTCTGTGAATTCTCTGATTAGGAATTGCATTATTCTACAACCTCTAAAATCTCATGTTTCATTCTGTATTCTTTGACAGTACCATAGCAGCGTTCTGCAATATCCATAGCACTATCTAAATAAGAAGTTTTAATAGCTTCTTCTATGTTTTTAGTGAAACTGTATACATTTCCAAATGCATTTGTTGATACATACAAGCCACTCTTTATTTCAATAATATATTTCTTGTCATTTTGATTATCTTCCATTCCCACTCACTCCTTATCCAGCTTGTTATTCTCGAATTGTTTTCTTTTACGTTCTTCAAACTCTTTGCGTTTGTTTCTAGTTTTTTTTGCAATTCTTTTATATTCACGTTCTTCTTTGGTATTTTCTAAATACATTTTGACAATCATTCCTGCCGAACTGACTAATAATAGTAAGGCTATAATAATTAAAATTAGTTCTGTCACTTCCCCAGCACCTCTTTTACACGTTGATAAATATCATCTTTATTCTCCTGTGCTTCCGTATGCTCCTCTTTCCGACACTTCATCAAACTCTTGCACCTCCATTGGATCTGGTAGCATTACTGGTGTAACAACCAACTGTGCTAAGCGTGTGCCTGCTTTAACTACGATTGCCTCATCACCTATATTATCTGTGATAATTCCAATTTCTTTGTTATAAGTGTGGTCGATTGTACCTAATGCTACACGTAACTTAGTTTTAAGTGAATTACCTGAACGTGGTCTCACTTGTGCTTCATATCCATAAGCTAAATCAATCGCAATATGTGTTGGCACTACTTTTGTACTGTGCGCTAGAATAGTTGTATCTTCTGCGACATATAAATCTAATCCACTATCTGTTGGATTTGCTCTCGTTGGCAAGATTGCATTTTCTGATAATAATTTAATTGGTAAAATTCCCATTTATTGTTCCTCCCTGTATTTATCTACAATTTTTGTGATTTCATGTGCATAATCATCAGGCGCTACTATATAGTCAATGTTTAAAATCTCATCAAACGCCTCTGCCTTCCTTTTCACTTCTGCCATATCATTGATGAGTTCATCTCGTTGCTTACGGAAGCTATCGCGTTCATCTTTAAGGTTATGATTTGCCATCGCTAAGGTTGATAACCTATCTTCTAAATCTTGATATTCTTCTAATGTCATTCTTACTTCTGCCATTTACTCGTCCTCCTTAAAAATCTTCGTACCAGTTGCCTACTTTAACTATATCGAGCATAGTGTTTTGTAAATTACTTAAAATTTCACCATCGATATCTATATTATTTTCAAACTCTAAATATTCTTGAGTGTTACTTCCTTCATACGTAGCTCCCCACTCTGTTCTAATGCACTGAAATTTAAAATCATAGCCTGCATATTTAACATGACATTCCAATTCATTGTTTTTGTTTTTATATATTTTAATCATCTCAAACACTCCCTGTTCCTTTTTATGTCACACTCACTAACTTTTATCGTCACTCTACTTCCTGCTACCTTAACCACAAAGCCGTTGACACCTAGCTTGCGTAATTCTTGTTGTATCTGTGTAGGTGTCTTGCCTTGTGTAGCATAGCGATAGCGTTGGTTAATTGTGTTGGATAATATCATTCCAACTCACCTACAATCGCGTCAACTACATTTACGGTCACTGCATTACCTGCTTGTTTATATAATTGTGATTTACTCACTCCGCTATTTTTAGCTTTATAAAACTGTTCATCTGTAAAGCCCTGAAGTCGCCAACATTCTAACGGTGTAAGTTTTCTAACCCTTAATTGATCAACAACAAGTAAAATAGCTGTTTTAAACCCTTCTGGTCTAGTCGTTAATGTAGGACTTAAACCGCTTTTATCAATTGTTTTATTAAAAGCATTAATTGTGTAACCATCACGTATTTCTTCCATGTTTTCTTTTATAGTTTCAACAGCTTGTTTGCCCATGCGTCCAAACTCTTCCTTAGCGAGATAACCCGATTCCGACAAATAGTAACTTTCGTCTACGTCTTTCTCTAAGATGTCAACTAGTCGTGTTGTAACATTACACGTAGTATTTATTGGCAACAAATTGGTTAATGTAATGTTCAACGAGGCCCATTTTTTCAACTCCTGCAGTTTTTTCGACATATTGATTGCTCCCTTCTTGGTTTTTCATCCAATCACCTCAAATATATTCGAATATGTTTTGTTGCCCGTAACTGATATTGTTTTCGTCTTTCTTTCTTCCAACGATATAAATTCTTTCTCTGTTTTGCGACATTCCATAGCATTTAGAATTAAAAACATCAAAATCTAGTTCATAACCTATTTCATCAAATGCTAACAACATTGTTCGAATTGTATTTCCTTTATCGTGACTAATAAGACCTTTTACGTTTTCAAAGATGAAATATTTAGGTTCAACATTCTTGACTGCATTAACATAGCTAAAGAACACTGTCCCTCGAGTATCTTCAAAACCTTTTCTTTTGCCTGCAATAGAGAATGATTGGCAAGGTGTTCCACCCACGATAATGTCGCACTTACCTTTAAACTGTTGCCAATATTCATCACTAACTTGCGTAATATCCCCTATATCTATTTCATTCTCTGTATCGTAAATTGCTTTATAACTTTGTTTTGCGAACTTATCTATTTCTGCGAATGCTACGCAGTTATGACCGTGTTTCTCTAATGCAGAACGGAAGCCTCCAATACCACTACATATGTCTATAAACTTCATGCGTCCTCCCACTTCTCAAATGCACGATTTAAGTACCAACGTGCTTTATCTAAATCTTCTTTGCCGTTTTTATGATTAGCACGACTGATATATTTGATTGCATTACCGATACTGAATGCTAATTCTGGTTTGTAATCTTTCGTTACTTGTTCAATAAAATCTATGACTTCGATGTCACCGTATGTGTATTGTTTTGGCTTATCCACCATGTCTACTTTTTTATTACTAATAATTGTCATTTTCATCTACACCTTTACTATGTCGTATCTATCATCAATCTTTACTAACTCACTACCAACACGAACCTTAAGGTAAGGTTCGCCATTAAAGTTATAATTCAACTCTTCCACAACTGCCGGGAATGATGTTTTAGCTTTAGGATATTTAAACCAAATGTCATCGCCTGGATTTAATTCATGTAATTCCATTCCGCTACCCCCTCTGCACATTGCCGTATTGATCTGTTTTGACTTTGGCAAATACATTGTTATCGAATAAGTGAACGCAATATTTATCAAATAAATGTTTTTGTGGTGTACCGTTAAATAAATGTGGCTTACGTTCTTTTAATCTATTTAACTCACGTTCTTTTATACGTTCCTCACGTTCTCTCTGTTCTGCTAAGTAATTCATGTCATCATCACTTTCTTTTTCATAAATTGTGTAATCTTCCGGTATAACTTCCTCGATAGGTTGTTTTCTAACTCTTGAGAATATTTTTTGTGTGCTTAGATTATGTTTTTGTCGCATATCTTCAAAATCTGACCTTTTAATGTAGTAAGTATCATTAAATACTGGTACTGCTAGATACACATCATTTTTAAACGGTACAAAGTTATGATTTAAATAAATCGCATCTTTAATGTTCCAACCCTTTGCGATACGTTCCTCAAATGCATCGGCCGTTACCTTACCTTTACGCATTTGATTAATTTCGACTTTCGATAATGTGTATTCTTGACCTTTGTACATAATTCTTTTCGCTTTAGGCATGGTGTCACTTCCACCCCTCTGATATAACGCTAAGGTTCTCTACTTGTTTAATATCTAAGTGTTTGTCAAACTCATTAGGGTACTTTTCTGCCATCTCAAGCACCTGCTCTTCCGTCTGCTTTTCGTTATCCGGAATAATGTAAGCTGTGCCTTCGATTTTGAATGTAACTGCTAATTTAGACATTGCTCATCACTCTTTTCTTCTTAGATTTGTGACTTTTTGTGTTTTATTTCTTTTTGGAGTTCCTTTATTTCGTCGATAAGACTTTTACATTCACGTTTTTTACCCCTTAAAATTTCTTCTTTAGTTTCAATTTCCTTATAAACATTCTTTTTTGCATCTTTTTTTCTATAAAGAGAAAATCTATGGTTGAATTGATTTTGGTCTAACACGTAAAATAAATCGTCGTTATCATACATAAATTTTTCATCATCATCTAACGACATTTTTACAACTTCTCTCATATCAAAAAGTGGTTTGAAAAGATTGATATTATCTGATGTAACTTCAATAATTTCTGGGCCGTAATTCCAATACGTATCTTGCATGTAATATTTATCGTTTGTTTCATCTTTGACTAGTTTGAAAACCCAGTTCTTACAGTGATAAGGCATAAATTCTACTCCAAAATCTTCTGGAGATGCTTCATATAAAAAATTTTCATTTAAGCTATTCTTAATTTCTTCCATTCTTCATCTTCTCCTTCTTACGCTTTCTGCGTACTTTGCTTAATTCTTCATACGTTATCCATTCTTGACCTGTATATTTAGGCGCTTTACATATCCATGTGAGTTTTACTTTCGGATATTTATGTCTAAACATTTTCGCTTTCAACTTCGCTACTTCTGTTGGCATTCCTTTTACGTCTATCACTTCGACCAGCACGTCATCTTTGAATAGTGCAAAGTCTGCGATATATTCTGTTTTACGTTGCTTATCAAATTTAGGTATCAACTCATATCTAGGTTGCAACTCGATACGGTCATATCCCTTACCTAAGTTACTTTCTAAATACTGGTAGTAATCGCATTCGACTTTGCTATCGAACACGACACCTTTATATTCAACTTTCTTAGCATTGTATTTACTCACGTTGTCACTCCTAGAATAAGAATTCATCTATTGTTGTCTGCTGTTGTAATTCTTCTTTTCTAAATAATTTATGCTTACGTTTCATCTTTGCTAACTCATCTTTAGTCACAGATACTTTAAAGTACTTATCACTCATTCCTCCTTTATTAGCAAGATAGAAAGTACCGTCATCTCTAGGTAGTACTCTAAGCATTTCCCAACCGTCACTTTCATATAGGCTATATGCGTTAGGTTGATTTTCTATAAGTCCCATCGCTTTGCCTCCACTTTGTTTCATCTAATATTTTTGATTTAACGTTATCGTAATCATCAAAAAAGGTTATTTCTTCATTTTTTAATAATCTATCTACTGCCCAACCCATTTCTAAAATGCTTTTTTGAATGATTGGGTCATCTTTGTAATCGTTACGGTACAAGTCGCCTAACAACGTTTGTAATTCTGCAATAATCATTAGTAAAACCTCTGTGTTTTTTTGTAGAATTCAAGTTCAACAACGCCCGTCTCACCGTCTTTATTTTTAACGACGTTTAACTCAATATCTGATTTACCAGTTTCATCATCTGCAATTTCACGGTTATAATAGTCATCTCGATAAAGCATGAATATCATGTTCGCATCTTGCTCAATGCCCCCAGCCTCTCTTAAATCAGACATCATAGGGCGTTTGTCTTGCCTACTTTCAACACCCCTACTTAATTGTGATAAAGCAATGATTAAGCAACCTGTTTCTTTAGCTATAATCTTTAAATCACGACTAATTTTTTCAACTTCTAAACGTCTATCTTTTTGTGGCAAGTCAGATTTCATTAACTGCAAGTAGTCGATACATATAATTTGTGGTTTATCGCTATCCCTCATAGCAATTTCTCTCACATCTTGTGGTGTAATTTGAGCATGATCTTCAATTCTAAAGTTGCTATGTTGTTTAATGTCGTTGATTGCTGACATTATTCTTTCAACTTCATCATCATTTAGCCCATCTGACTTTTTAATCTTATAAAGTGGCACACCAGATATCGCAGACGTTAGACGTTCAACAATGTTGTTACCTCCAGTTTCTAAACTGAAGAAGGTAGTCGGATACCCCTGTTGTGTCAGGTTCCAAATCATATTTAATGCTAGGGCAGTTTTGCCTGTACTAGGTCGCCCTGCAAGCACGTTTAATTGTCCTTCTTCAAAGCCATGTATCTTTTCATCTAACTTATTAAAGTTCGTCGTTATAAACGTCTTAGGCGTATCTGATAAGATGTTTTCCATAACAGTTGTTAGAAATTGGTCTGTCGGGTTGTCTTTCTCAATGTTTAACTCACTTAACCTTTTTAATTGGTCGATTAGATAAGTAAAATTCTCTTTTGTTGGTACTGATTGAAACTCGCTAACTTCGACCTTAGCCTTATTCAAAATGTAGTTGTTTAAGATATTTAGTTGATCCTGCATAAAAAACACTTTGTCTGTACCTTTAGAGTTATACAATTGGGTTAATACCTTAGTTGGTATAAATTCAGCATCTTCTCTGCTTTTGTAGTAAATCTCGTTTACATCTACTTTGCCTTGTTCAAGTATATACTCGATAAATTTTTGCGCAGTAACATCTGTAAACATTACAGGTTTGAGTTTTAACTTACTTAACAATTTAGGGTAGTTCATCAGATTAGACACAATAGCGTGTTCGGTTGATAAAACATCAATATTCTTCATCTACAACACCCCATTCTTGTTTCATCTGCGCCCATTTTTTCTTACGTTCTTCATGACGTTTTTTAAATTCTGGGTCATGTTGTAATTTGTATGCTTTAGTTTGTTCTTTAGGTATCGTGTCAATCACTTTTGTTTTAGGTTTATAAGCTAATATGTCAGATAAAGTAGGTTTATACTTCTTTTCTCTGATGTATTGCTCTGTTTTTAATAATGTCGGTTGATAGTCCCCATATTTTATTAATAGGTGTAGCCATTCTTTCAAAACTTGTTCGTCACTATCGAACTTCATATTGTAAATAGTATTGATTTTATTAAGAATGATTGCAGCCTCTTTTTTAGTCATAGGCATTTGTTATCACTCCTCGTTCAATATGTCGTCTAGTAAAGTTCCTTTTGCTTGTTGTTTAGGTTTTACTTTGTTTTGAGCATCTTCTTTAGTTTTCACATTTTCTTTAGCCCAATTATTTAAAACTTGAATTAAATAACCAACATGACACCCTTTTTCATTCGTGTAATCAGTAGCAATTTCGATAACCTCATCAGCATGTTCCCCTATATCGTCGACTGCATATCCTATCTGTTCCATTTGATAAGGGGTTAAGTTATTATCTAAAAATGTGATTACATAATTAATTGCTTTTGAGAAGACGTCGTTACTTCTATCTTCTCTATTCTTATTCTTATATTCTTCTTCTCTTTCTTCTTCTTCTTCTGTATCGTTACGTAACGTTACGGTAACGTTATTTCCTATTTGGTTTTGTTTTTGTCGTTCTCTATATCGTTGTTGTCGAAGTCTATTCTTTTCGTTATGCTTACTTTTACTATCTAAACTTTGATGTTTCTCCCAATTTTTAACTTTGTATGCACCTCTGACTTCTTCTACCATTCCTAATTCTTCAAAAGTTCTCATTGCTAATCTGATTGAATTAATAGGTCGATTGAATTCATTAGCTAACATTTCATCGTTGTAAGGTAAGTTTTCTGATAGCATGATGTAACCTTGTTCATTGTATTTACCAGCAAGAGTTAGCAACTTAACCCAAACGGTTATGATTGTGTCACGCTCTGGTAATGCCTCTATATATTTAATTTTGCTATCATCAAACATTCCGACTTTTAATTTTATCCATGATACTTCAGCCAATATCACTACCTCCTTTAAGCATATTATTTAGTCGATCGTCCACATCAACCCAGCTATCTGTTAAGTGATATTTTTGATTGAATGTGTCCATTCCTATCTGGTGCTGTTCTGTGTGGTGGTTCCTGCACAACGCTAATACTTGGTTACCTACATGATTTATCTTGTTACGATTTCGACCTTTACCTACTGCGTATCGATGCGCTAAATCTGAATGTGGTTTACCGCAGATAACACAGTTACGATTGACCGTAGCCCAATATAAAAATGATTTGTCTTGCTTGAGTAAGTCGCTTGTTTTATATGCAAGTGGTATATCGTTATGAAATATCCAGTCCAATGTAACCTCGATAATTTGGCTTGCTTGTGTACGTGTGCAATCACTTAATGAGATGCGCTTGTCGTAGCCGTAGTAAGTCCGAACGTATTCGATGAACATATGGCGCATGTAGTCCATAGGTTGCCCTGTATGAGCCTCTATGTCCTTTACAAGTGCAAATATCTTACGACGTTGTTTTCCGGTTATTCTGAAAGGGTCTACGACTTGCACATCTACCTCTACTTCAAACCCGTTATCAAGCAAGAGTGAAGTTTTGTTATCTAGTTCTACACCCTCAATGACAACGGTAGTTGTACCGTCGTCTTGAATGATGTAATTTTTAATAATCGGCATCTATATCAGTCCAATCAGAAAGGCAAATCTGAGTTATCGATGTCTGTACCATTATCAAATGGATTATTTCCTGCTGTTGCTTGTCCTCTTTGTTGTTGAGGTTGGCCGTTTTGTTGGTTGCTACCTTTGCTATCTAAGAATTCAATTCTGTTAGCAATCACTCGTACTACTGAACGATTGTTTCCTTCTTTGTCTTGAAATCTATCTTGTTTCAAGTTGCCTTCGATTAAGATTTTGCTACCTTTACCACAATAGTTATTAAGTAGTTCAGCAGTTTTACCAAACGCTACAATGTCAAAAAATGAAGTGTCGTCTTTTTTGAATGGGTTGTCTACTGCTAATGAGAAGTTAGTTACTTGAGTTTGTCCTGCTTGTTTAAGTTCTAAATCTTTAGTGATACGTCCTGTTAAAATCATTAAATTAGTCATTTGTATTCTCCTTATATTTTTTCGCCATTGCTTGAATGTTATTGATTGTAGTTACTGCTTGTTGTTCAGACATTGACGTGTAATCTTGTATTCCAAATGTACTTTCTGCTTGTTGTTGCGTTACGTCTTTTCCTAATGACTTCATCAAATCAACAAAATCAAACACTTCTTGTTTTAGAACGCCAACCGTTTTACTACTTACCTTGTTATATTTTTCTTGTTTTTGTTTTGCATCTGCATCATCTTCATCAGTCGGAATATTAAAGAATTTCATTAAGAAATATCTTTCTGCATAAGTTAATGCAGTACCATGTGCTTTTGATACATCGTCTTGTTGACCTACTGCGAAGAAAGGTACTTCTAAAATTTCTTGTGGATTATCTGCATTGATCCATTTATAAGTCAGTTTCAATTTAATAATATGTTCTGGCTTACCTTTCGCATTTGTGGTTTCAGTTACTTCTTCGTTTTCTGTGTATGGTACAAGTAATAAATTATGTTCAATCATCTTGTTTCTTATTCTATGAAGGACTTGAGAGCCACTTACATAAGAATAGTTGTAACCTTTGGTGTCTTTAGTAAAACCATCAATATTGGCTTTAACATCTGCTATCTTTTGAAATAAATTAAGTTGTTCAGCCATCGTTTACCTCCTCCAAATCTTCAAAACTGTATACTTTACGCGTTTCTTTCGTTTCGATTGTTGATACTTCAATCAAATGTTTATCCCAGTCAATGTCTATATCTTGCAAACCATCGAATTTACGAGCATTACGTCTTAAAGCATTGTAATTAGCGTATTCTTGAGCAGTAGGTTTATTAGTGATCCAACGTCCAAAGTAATTATCTTTGATGCGATATTCTACTTCACAATTTAATATTGGCTCTTGCATCGATATACTCCTCCAGTCTTTTATTCGATCTATCTGCCCTAGCGTCTGCGCTTTGGTACAATTCCATATAAAACTTGATGTCGTTTTGCAATTCTTCAATATGGTCCTGCGCATTTTGATACTGGCGTTCTAAAAATTTATAATCATTAGCAAGTAAAACTAAGTCGATACTGTCTTTACAATATTTGTTAAAATCCTTTTTACTTACCTCTATTGTTTCGGCCATAGTTGACTTCCTCCGTATATTTTGATTAAATTAAGTTGTATATTTTGATTAAATTTTGACTGTTACTCATTGGCGTGGGTATCAGTCTTTTTTTGTGCGTAAAATAATTTGTCGAAAAACAGATACGTTAGCATTGATGCTAATAATGCAATTGCAGCTGCATTAGTGATAAACACATTTAATGCGATTAATAATAGAAAGAACACTGCAATAAACATAAAACCTGTTAGTACAAACGTTTTATCGTCATTCGTCATTTCTTCATCCCCTTGTGAATTTCTTCAAAATGTTCTTCGATAAATTTATTCATCTTTCTTGCGTTGAATCTCCAACGATTTAAACTTTCATCTGGATAATGTGCGATACCTTGTTGTTTAAGTAACTTTTCGAATTTTGGATTGAATAATAATCTATCTTTAATAGTGTCGTCAGATGACATTTTGAGTTTCTTTTTCAATTCTTTTAAGTCCCAAACGGGATCTAGTGAGTAGCTTAATAGTTCTTCATATTCATCTATAGAGACAAGTACATGTGTGTCCGGTATTGGTACAGATACGGTTAAAGTTTGCGTCATCTTAGATACTCCTTTCATGTATAATGTTGTTATCCCTTTAAGAAGGGAGGTGTTGCCTATGGCTAAGAACCCGCCTAAAGACGGACGCCGTAAAGGTGCGGTGAAAAGTCGTTCTCAAGTTAAAAACCCTAAAACAAAACGTTACGTCAAACGTAATTCTGAAACTGGTAGATTTATGGATATGAAATCAGATTCAAAACCGTTTAAGGGAGTTCGTAAGGAACATTAACTTGATGAAAGCTGCTCTAATTCATTTAGAGTGGCTTTTAAATTGTTTTGATTTAAAACTTGGTTAAACACTATTGATAAGTTTTTTACTTGTTCTTCATCGTGTTCGTCATAACCAGCTTCATACAACATTGCATGTAACATCTCGTGCACTAAAACTTGCTTCTTACGTTCGGTTGACAAACTTCTTTTAATTTGTATTACGCTTTCTCTATAGATACACAAACCTAAGCAACTTGGATCATTGTCAACTTCTTCAATTTGAAATACATTGTATTTCACACCACATACATCGATATTCATAGCGACCTCCTTTAAGTTGTTTGTTCGATTGTGGGTTAAGCTAGCCTTTCCAAAACGCTGTAATCTCCATGTCTTTCAGCAACATCGATTTGATGGTCTGTAAGTCTTAAAAAGTGTTGAGGCATATTCACTAACTCTAAATTTCCTATAAATTCCATTGCTCTTTCGAAGTCTATATGTCTAATTGTTGTGTAAGTGATTGAATTAAAATGTCTATTAAGTGTCGAATATATCCCTTGAACAAAGTGACAACGTTTTTTATGGTAAAGCTCTTTAGATACACGCTCCGTGAAGAATTGGTTAGTTAAATAATATGAGCGTTCAGCTACTTTTGATTTGATATATTGCCCTTCACCACGAGTTAGCACATTGTTTTTTTCGTTTTCTTCCATACGTTCGTTTAAACGCTTTTCTGTATCTATCATTTTGCTTTCAAACTTATTCATCTTTTCATCTTGTTCTTTCATTTTTTTATCGTGCTCTTCCATTTTGATAAAAAGTTCTCTGCTAAATTCTGCTTGCTGTACTAATTGGTCTGCTTGTCGTCTACTGATATCGATTAAATTTTTAGACATCGATTACATCTCCTTTTGATATTTGTTTGTTCAGTTTTTGAGATAAATCTAATAAATCATCTGCAATTTTCTTGATAGGTTTAATTGCATATTCGTTACTTAAAATGTATTCATCATGAATGAAGTAAGTCATAGGTGCGATTTCTTTTATTAGTTCCTCACCTTTTTTAACAAGGTCGTACACTTCTTTTTGGGCCTTTAATCTACGTTGTCCGTCATCAAGTTTTCTATTCATATCGCCTAACGCTTTATTCAATTCATCGTATTTCTCAGATTTTTCATTTGTTTCATCTCTACGTTGTTCCATTGCTTTAATGTCTTTTTCTAACTTTTCGTTGCGTTGTTCGATAAGTTTTTGTTGATGTCGTGATTGTGCTAACGCCTCTTTCGTTTGTTGATAATCTTCTGGCTCCATATACTTCTCGATAACTTCAGGCTCTCTACTCTCTGCATCTTCTAGTTGTTTCTTAGCAATCTCTTCGGAACGTTGCGCTTGTTCTACTTGAGATTGAAGTTGAGCGTTTTGTTCATCACGTTGTTTGAGTTGACGTTTTAAGTCTTCTAATTCTCTATTTGTCATATCTATAGGTTTTTTCATTTCGCCAGAAGTTGTTTCAAATTCTTCCTCTCGTTGTTCCTCGGGAATGGTCGCTAAAGAATATAATGCTTTAATCCCTAAATGGTTCACCGGTGAATCATTTGAGAATTCATCACTTACTTTTATAAATTTAGTTGCTTGCCCTCTACTCATATTTATTGATTGCAACCATTCAGACCACTCACCATGTGCAAGGTCATTCTCTTTCACATGTTTCAATCTTCGACCAATCTCGAAAATAGATTGACCAGCAATGTTCTGATAGCTTTTGATTTCAGTTTCAATTGTGGTTAAGTCATTACTGAGTTGTAGTTCATTCAATCTTGTATGCTCCTTTCTGCTATACTCCTTAATAGGAGGTGATTTTATGAATAATGATTATTTAACAGTCAACTATCCTTTTGAAAAAATAATCGATAAAACTAAAAGTGATTACGATTTTCATATCGAAACACCTTGGATAGATGACGATGAATTCTGGAATGAAGCTGAAGTAGAAGTACTGGTAAATGATGAAAACCCTTTTTTAAGAGTAATCAAAACTGATTACAAAAACGGTTTTAAAACGATAGTAATCGAAAACTCTCAAAAATATTATGTGAAAACTAACTGGGCTTTAGATTTAATAGAAGGTTCTACTTACTTACCTAGAATTCAATAATTACGATATTTTAATCGTAGAATGCCCTTTTTTGTCTGAAGATATTTTTAACCCGTGAGATGTTTTTTTAATAAGCAATTGTTCTATAACTGTTACAGCAGCGTATAGAATGATTGCTTTTTTAATTGGTTTTAAATCTTGCATGTTCATTCCTCCCTTAAGTTGTTTGGTGCTCTTTGTTACCATTTTGGTGACATCTAGGTAAAAAAATATCTTCCATATTTTTATTGAATAATTTTGAGATAATAAACATCTCATCTAAATTGAATGGCGTTTTGCTTTGCTCTTTATTGATGTAAGAATTTCTGCTTATGTTCAAAATTTTCGCCATTTCACCTTGAGTATATTTACCTTTTCTCAAGCCATATAGTTTATGTTGCATTGCATTAGCACCTCCTGACAAATACAACTATAGCACCATATTGGTGACATGTAAATAGGCTTTTGCAAATTATTTTAGATTTTTGTAAAATTTAGGCTACCAAATTGGTGACATATAATGTATAATTAATTTAACAAAAACAACGGAGGAAATTAAAATGAATCAAGAAGAACTAGCAATTTATGTTGGAAATCAGATAAAAGAGCATAGAGAAAAACGTGGTTTAACTCAACAAGGTTTAGCTGATAAATTAAATGTTAGTAGACAAGCTGTTAGCAGATATGAAAAAGGTTTGAGAAAAGCTAATCAAGATACGCTGTTTGAACTTTCTCATATTTTAAAATGCAGCATTGATGATTTCTTTCCTAAAGAAGAATCAACAGAAGAACCCCAAACATTAGCTGCACATCTAGAGGGTGAACTTAAACAAGAAGATGTTGATTACATAATGAGTTTAATAGATAGATTTAAAAAAGAAGACAAGTAAAGGGATTGGTTTTAATGTCACGTTACGAACAATTACTTGCTGAGAATGAACACATTAAAATTAAAGATACACATTCGCTACCTGACGGTTACAGTGGTTTTTATAAGGATGGAATAATTCTTATTGATAAAAACCTATCCGAAACACGCAAAGCCGAAGTTCTCTACGAAGAACTAGCACATCACAAGCTTACATATGGGAATATCTTAGACCAATCTAAATGGATTAACCGCAAATTTGAAAGCTACGCAAGACGTCACGGGTACGAGGCAGCACTTTCCCTACGTATTATTGTGGAGGCGCATAACTATGGTGTAAGTAGCTTATATGAACTAGCTGATTATGTTCAATTAAGTGAAAAGTACATAGTAGAGATACTGGGACACTATAAACAAAAATATGGTTATTCCACTCGGTACGGTAAATACGTTATTCTGTTTGAACCGTTGAAAGTATACAAATTGCATAGCGTTGATTAACTCCGTCCTAGCGGCGGTTTGATGTAAATTCCGTTTAAAGTTCGATATAATATATAGATTGCGAGGTGAAAAAATGAATTCCATAGAATTATTTGCTGGAGCTGGTGGCTTAGCATTGGGACTTGAAAAGGCTGACTTTAAACATAAAGCTTTAATTGAAATAGATAAATATGCAGCTGCTACTTTAAGAGAGAATTTCGAATCGGATTCGATATGGGAATCTGATATTACAAAACTAAATCCAGAAGATTTAAATATAACTGAAGAAATCGATCTAATTTCTGGCGGCGCGCCGTGCCAAAGTTTTAGTTACGCAGGTTTGAGAAAAGGAATTGAAGATGCTAGAGGCACCCTTTTTTATGATTATGCTAGATTCGTTAAATACTTCCAACCTAAAGTCTTTGTTTTCGAAAATGTCAGAGGCATGATTAATCACGATAATGGTAATACTTTGAAAACTATTCTGAATATATTCGAAAAAATGGAGTATAAAGTAACTTGGAAACTTCTAAAAGCTGTAGATTATGAAGTGGCACAAAAACGCGAACGTATCTTTATCGTTGGAGTACGTAAAGATATTTATGAACAATATGGCGAGTATGTATTTCCTAAGAAAATCAATAAACTATTAACTCTAAAAGACGTATTAAAAAATGTTCCAAAAAGCGAAGGTGCTAAATATCCTGAATCTAAAAGAAAAGTGCTTGATTTAGTTCCACCAGGTGGATATTGGAGAGACTTGCCAGAAGATATAGCTAAAGAATATATGGGAAAAAGCTACTATCTTGGCGGTGGTAAGACAGGTATGGCTAGACGTATGAGCTGGGACGAACCATCATTAACGCTTACTACTTCCCCTCAACAAAAACAAACTGAAAGATGTCATCCAGATGAAACACGTCCATTTACTATTAGAGAATATGCAAGAATACAGTCATTTCCAGATTCATTTATTTTTATAGGTTCAATAAACAACGTATACAAACAAATCGGGAATGCAGTACCTGTTAATTTAGCGTATCATGTTGGTTTAAGTCTCAAGGAATACTTAAATAAAGGAGATGTTGACAATGCTTCAAGAAGAAATACAGAAGTCATGGGATGTTAATTTTATTTCTTGCGCTGATTATTTCAAACACGTTAATGAAACACTAAATAATATGTACAGAAAGCAAAATATCAAAAATTTATCGCAATTCAATAAAAGTATTATTGATCCAACGAAAATGATTTTCGATTCCTTTACTAATGGATTTGATAGCAATGAGTTAATCGATGCAGAAATATATAGACAAGTTGATAAAAGTATTAATAACGATATCGGTTACTTTCATCAAAATTTATTCAATTATATAGATGATTGGTTTGTTCCAAAATCTGGTTTCGATTTAGAGAATCATGAAAGAAGTTTATATGCAGAAATGAAAAACAAACACAATACAATGAACTCTGCCAGCAGTCAAAAAACTTATATGAAATTACAACAAAAACTGTTAGAAGATTCTAATGCTACATGTTATCTAGTAGAAATCATTGCTAAAAAAAGTCAAGATATAAATTGGAAGTGTAAAGTTGACGGCAAGAATTATGACCACAACAAAATACGCAGAATTTCTATTGATAAATTTTATGAGTTAGCTACAGGTGATTCACTAGCTTTCAAAAAAATTTGCGAATGGTTACCCATAGTAATACATGTTTTGAACAAAGAAAAACAAGTTGAAGATGCAACAGATAACATTCTAGAAGAACTAAAACAAATAGATAATGATTTCATTGATTCAATTTTCAAATTAAGTTATCCAACTTACAACGGTTTTGAAAATATTAATATTAGATTTAAAGAATTTTCACCATCAAAATAGTGCTTTACAGGGGTAGTCCGCCTACCCTTATTATTTTTTTACCTTTTTTTAGGAGGGATAGCATGCAAACACGATGTTATGACGGTAAAAAATGGCAATATGAGTTTAAATATGAGGGTAAGAGATATCGAAAGAAAGGTTTTAGAACAAAGAGAGAGGCTAATTCTGCAGGGTTAGATAAGTTAAATGAATTAAAGCAAGGTATTGAATACGAACCTAATTTAACCCTGTATGACTATTTTAAAACGTGGTGTGAAACGTTTAAGAAATCAACAGTGACACCTAAAACATATAAGTCCTATTCTTCTGCAATTGAACATATCAACAATCATCCTATCGGCAAAAAGAAACTAAAAGACTTATCCAGATATCACTATCAAGACTTTATAAATGAGTTTTCGAAAAATCATTCTAAGGAGTCAATAAGAAAATTAAATGGCTATATTAGAACATCGTTAGATGATGCAGTATACGAAGGGCTTATAGTAAAGAACCCTACTTTTAAAGTGAGTTATAGAGCTAGTAACCCAAACAAAAGTGAAGATAGTAAGTACATTAACCTAAAAGATTATGAAGTGTTAAAAAAGCATTTGATGACTAAAGATAACGCGTCGTCCCTTGTACTATTCATCATGATTTGTACTGGTTGTCGCATAAGTGGTGCTTTGAATCTAAAACGAGATTATATCAATCAAGTTAAAAGCGAAATTTATATTGATGAGCATAAAACAGATTCGTCACCACGTTACGTGTCTATTAGTAAAAAAGACATGAACCATATCATTAAGTCTATTGATCAGTTACCTAGAACTATCGACGGTACTGTATTTGGAGAATTAACAAACAACGCAGTTAATAAACGTTTGAAAGTATATTGCAACAATCTAGGTATCAAAGAGATTACTTCGCATGCACTACGTCACACTCACTGTTCATATTTATTAGCCAAAGGCATTTCTATATATTACATTTCGAAAAGACTAGGACACAAAAATATATCAGTTACTACTGAATTTTATTCACATTTACTTGAAGAAACATACAAAGAAGAAGACGCAAAAGCAACACAAATAATAAGTGCAATGTAA